CGGGGCCTGTTGTGGGAACACCTTGTACTGGATGCATTGCGCTTCCGTTTCACCGACGAGGATATTTTCTATTGGCAGGACAAGTCACGCCGGGAGGTGGATTTTGTCATTCGGCGCGGGCGTGATCGTGTCGATGTGCTGGAGTGCAAGATCAATCCGGATAAACTTGATGCGAAACCGGTCGAAGCGTTCCGCGACCTGTATCCGGAAGGGGATAATTACATTGTCAGTCCCGCCGTGAAAAAATCGTACCGGGTTCGTCGGGGCGATCTGGTGTTTACGGCATGCTCAACCCGGGATCTTCCAGAATGAAGCCTGGTGAACACAAAACCGTCCAGGCCCGCATTCTCAAGTATGCAGCGGCTGTTGGTTGGACCTTTGTGCCGCGCAAAGAAGCAGAGCGGAGGCGTGGTTTTGATCCGGACGCATCCCCCAAGGATCGGGCGAAAGGCGTGTCGCTCTTCTTCGATGATCTGCTCGATACCAAGGTGCGGGAATTCAACCCACGATATTTAGAAGCCGAGGGTGCACTGCTCGGCAAGTTCCGCCATCTCCACACCGACATCTACGGCAACCGGGAATTCGTCGAGCACCTGCGCAACCGGGGCAAGTTCTTCGACCATGAGGAGAACCGCGAGCGCGACCTGATTCTGATCGATTACGACACCCCGGAGAACAACGTCTTCGAGGTGACCGAAGAGTTCGCCTTCCACAACGGCCATTACGGCACCCGAGAGGATGTGGTTTTCCTGATCAACGGCATCCCGGTGCTGGTGGTCGAGTGCAAGAACGCCAAAAAGGAGGAGGCGATCGCTCTGGGGGTGGATCAGATCCGGCGCTACCACCGCGAAACGCCGGAGCTGTTCGTGCCGGAGCAGCTCTTTACTGCCACCGATGCCATCGGCTTTTCCTACGGGGTGACCTGGAACACGGTGCGCCGCAACATTTTCAACTGGAAGGATGAAGCGGTCGGCAAGCTGGAAGCCAAGGTGAAGAGCTTCTGCGCCATCCCTCGGCTGCTTGGCTTTTTGAAAAATTACATCGTCTTCGCCGAGAAGGACGAGGAGTTGAACAAATACATCCTGCGCCAGCACCAGACCGGCGCAGTGGAGCGGGTGGTCGGTCGCGCCCTCGATTCCCGGCGTACCCGCGGTCTGGTGTGGCATACGCAGGGCAGCGGCAAGACCTTCACCATGATCAAGGCGGCGGAGATGCTGTTCAGAGCGCCCAAGGCGGACAAGCCGACGGTGCTGTTGATGATCGACCGCAACGAGCTGGAAGACCAGATGCTCAAGAATCTGGCCGCGCTGGGGCTGGGCAATCTGGAACACGCCGGCAGCATCCGGCGGCTGAACAAGCTGCTGCGTGACGACTATCGCGGCATCATCGTCACCATGATCCACAAGTTCCGCGACATGCCGGCGGACCTCAACACCCGTTCGAACATTTACGTCCTGATCGACGAGGCGCACCGCACTACCGGCGGCGATCTGGGCAATTTTTTGATGGCTGGCCTGCCGAGCGCCAGCTTTATCGGCTTTACCGGCACCCCGGTGGACAAGACCGCCTACGGGCGCGGCACCTTCAAGACCTTCGGCTGTGAGGATGACAAGGGCTATCTGCATAAATACTCCATCGCCGACAGCATCGGGGATGGTACGACCCTGCCGCTCTACTACAACCTTGCACCCAATGAGATGCTGGTGCCGCATGAAACGCTGGACAAGGAGTTCCTGTCGCTGGCCGAGGCGGAGGGTGTCGCCGACATCGATGAGCTGAACAAGATCCTCGAGCGAGCTGTGAACCTGAAGAATTTCCTCAAGGGCAGGGAGCGCATTCGCAAGGTGGCCCATTATGTCGGCGAGCACTATCGGCAGAATGTAGAGCCGCTCGGCTACAAGGCCTTTCTGGTCGGCGTGGATCGAGAGGCCTGTGCACATTACAAGCATGCGCTCGATGAATTTCTGCCGCCAGAGTATTCCGCGGTGGTTTACACCGGCAACAACAACGACTCCGAGTTGTTGAAGGAATTTCATCTCGACCCCAAAAAGGAGCGGCAGATCCGCAAGAGCTTCAACAAGCTGGATCAGTTGCCGAAGATCCTCATCGTCACCGAGAAGCTGCTGACCGGTTTCGATGCGCCCGTGCTCTACGCCATGTATCTCGATAAGCCGATGCGCGACCACACTCTGCTGCAGGCCATCGCACGAGTGAACCGGCCATATGAAAACGAGCAGGCCGAAATGGTGAAACCCCACGGTTTCGTGCTCGATTTCGTCGGCATCTTCGACAAGCTGGAAAAGGCGCTCGCCTTCGACAGTGAAGAGGTCAATGCCATCGTCAAGGACCTCAAGCTGCTGAAAGTGCTTTTTCAGAGCAAGATGGAGCAGCAGGCCCCGGCCTACCTGGCACTGATCGGGCGCAACTTCGACGACAAGGATGTCGATACGCTGATCGAGCACTTCCGCGACCCGGAGCGTCGCAAGGCGTTTTTCAAGGAGTACAAGGAGATCGAGATGCTCTACGAGATCATCTCACCCGATGCTTTCCTGCGGCCGTACATCGATGACTACGGCACTCTGTCTGCTATCTATGACGTGGTGCGCAAGGCCTATGCCAAACGCGTACAGGTCGATCGAGCCTTTCAGAAGAAAACCAGCGAGCTGGTGCAGCGGCACGTGGGGACGGATTATATCCAGCCCGTCAGCGAGGTGCTGGAGATCAATGAAGAGACTGTGCAGTACATCGTTTCGAAAAAGGGCGGCGACGGCAGCAAGGTTATCAATCTGGTGAAAAGCATCGAAAAGAAAGCAGAAGAGGAGAGCGATGATCCTTATCTGATTGCGATGGCCGAGCGTGCCCGGGCGATACAGGAGGGTTATGAAAACCGTCAGACCACCACAGCCGAGGCGTTGGCGGAGCTGCTGAAAGAGATCGAGAACAACGAAGCGCGCAAAAAGGAACAGGCCGAGAAAGGCTTCGACGGGCTGACCTATTTTGTCTATCGAACCCTGCTCGATGCCGAGATCGAACATGCCGAGGCCGTGAGCCGAACAATAAAGACGGCGTTTGTCGAATTTCCCAACTGGAAGCAGAGCGAGCGTTCCCTGCGCGAGCTGCGCAACAAGGTAACGTTTGCCGTTTATGCCGAAATGGATGACCCGGATCGCGTCACTGCACTGGTCGATGAGCTGTTCACATTGCTGGAGAAGGCGGACAGGATTTAGCTTTGAGTCCGGAAGAAGTTCAAAAACGCGCATTCAAGGCGCGGGTACACCACTGGGCCGACAAGCTGGATGTGAAGGTGACTTGGCTGGGCGTCCGCCCGATGCGCAACAAATGGGCTTCATGTTCCACCCACGGCCACCTGAATTTCAATGCCGAACTGCTGGACCTCGAACAGCACCTCTGGGACTACGTCATCGTCCATGAGCTGCTGCATTTCTTTGTGCCGAATCATGGTCAACTCTGGAAAAGCCTGATGCGGGCGCATTTGGGAAGCTATGAGGCGATGGAAGAAGCGTTGGCCAGGCAGGGGAAAAGAACATCATAGGCGGCGTTTCACTGCCATTAAGTTAAGGGCCAACGTCGATTGTAGGGCGGATGCCCGAAGGGCGATCCGCCATCGTACACCGCATCATGGCGGAACCGCTTCGCGTTCCGCCCTACGCCCAGCCCTGCTAACTTAATGGCAGTGAGGCGGTGCTTGGAAAGTTGTCCGAGAATAGCGATCGTCGCGAGGGCAAGCGCTGTAGGTCGGGTTGGGCGCGCTGCTGAGGGGCCTGATTTGGATACTGAATCCATTGGTCCAGGGTTCGAATCCCTGACGGCCCACCAATGAAATCAAAGCCTTACAGAAGTTATCCTTTAAGGTTTTTTCTTTGGGTTACGCGGGGGTGACGCTAGCCGCCACCTCCGGATGATCACGTTTTAGTTTGGCGGCTCGGTAGCTTGAAGACGTGCCGCCTTTGTGCTTGTTGATATTTTCATTTTTATCAAACTGATCTGGTTGAGTGCTCACAGCGGCCGCATATCCAGGCTTCTCCATCAAGAAGCGTCCAATCGTAATGCTCCGTGTAGCAATATTTGCAGTAGGCTTTCGATTCGCCGTCATACTTCAGCGCTGTAAAGTCGTCATCGTCTTCGTCATTAGGGTCGTTGTGGGGAATTTCGGAACTGTTCCGTTTCTCCCCTAAAACGCCACCGTCAGAGTAGTTTATTTCCGGGAACTCGTCTTCTTCGTCGTTAGTTGGTTCGTTTTGGGCCATTTCGGAACTGTTCCGTTTTGGCCCACCCAATATGTTTCTTACCGTCTCACGCGGAACCCCAACCTCCCCCGCAATTTCCCGCTGACTCAATCCCTGCCCAGCCAGCTCGACAATCTTGGCATCGCGTTCCGACTTCGCGACAATTGCTTTCAGGTTGAATTGTTCAGCATCATCAGACCGCACCAGATGCCGTGTTAGTTTTGGCTGTTTTGCAAGCCTCATATAGCTGTTTGCGTGCTGTTGTGTAAACTGAAAATGAAACTTTTCGCCCCCCTCTAAAGTTTCATTTTCTCCAAGAAAAAGCCCCTTCCAGCCTCCATTTTCAACGTCTGCGTATGTTATTGGCTTGTTCTTTTCTCGCGCATCGGCAATCACGCTTTCAAACTCGGACTCGGCGATCTTTGCAAGCTTCTCGCAGCGGTTGGCGGTTGAGGTGGTTATGCCGGATTCGGATAGGGTTTGGTTTTTTGACTTCTTCCCAACGCTGGGAAGAGGTTCGACATCTGTCCTTTCGCCTTGAGCAGTTTCCAACTCCAGCGAAATCTCCCCGATCCGACGCCTGGCGTGAAGCTTCAATTCGGTTGTCCGCCACGACCGATTGCAAACATGTCTGACACTCGGTATTCTGGCTAATACAAACAACCGCTTTCAGCCAGAAGCGGCCGCTTCTAATGTCCGCCACGACGCGATTCCCCCCAACAGAACAGGTGCGTTCTGCAGGATATCCGAAAACCGTACAATTTACTAATTAGGTGCTATTCACGAGGAACCCGAAGTGACATCACAATGCTCAAATGAACCGCGCGAGCCGACCGGTGACGACCACTACATCCCAGATCTACGCAATGCCCATTTAGACCTGTCGTCATTCCATAGCGACGCGGAGGTGCTTGTCAAGGAATACCGCGCGCTCGGTTTTAAAGACGCTGAGTTGGTAGAAGGGCTCTACTCACAGGTTCTAAAGCGCGTTGACAAAAAAATATACGAGCCCGATGAAGATGATCTCATATGCAGATACCTGACTCCGGGAAAGTTTCTATGGTTCTGTGCAGATAAAAGTCTTCACTTCTCAAGCCCTTCGAAGTTCGATGATCCGAAAGAGTGTTCGGTACACGAGGATTACGAATGGGAGATTGAACGCATCCTCATAGACAAAGAAATTAACCCGGCGACATGGGATGTGTACTCCGCTGCCAAAGCTCAAGAATGGTTAATATCCTGTTGGACCAAATTAGACGACCACGATGACGATATTTTGCTATGGCACAAATACGCTGATGGTCCGACCGGCGTTGGAATCACTGTGAGATACGGCCATCTAAAAGCCTACCTAAAAGAGCTCGTTCCAGTCCAAGCTGTCGATGACCTCATACTGTCAGGATCTGTCGAATACGGTCCCCGAATTTGTTTGCCGCCATTCAATAAAAGGCGGATCTTTCGAAATGAAAAGGAAGTGCGGTTCGCTTTTAGGCACCTTCAATTCCGGTCGTCTGAACAATTCAATGTTGGCGACGCATTTTCTATTTTTCGGCTGCGCTTAGCTCCGGACGCCCCGCCTCATCACGAGAAAGCTATATGCGAGTTATGGTCAAAGTGCGGAGGCACAAACTGACTCGTGTCTCTTTAACAACCACTGGCGAAAATAAAGCACTTAACCACGCAATCAACCTGAGGCTTGACCGCTTTTGTAACCCTTCGATAGGTGACGCACCTAAACGCGGGAAGTCTGAAGACCCGCGACCAGCCAGCGCGCCATGCCGGAAAGCAGAGGTGCCCGGCGCCAGTATGCGCATTATAGATGATGAGTCGATCGGCAGGCACAAAAAAGCCGGGCTTGTGGTCCGGCTTACTGTTATAACGCAAACATTGGTGTACGGATACGCCTGTCGTCCCTGATATGCCTTAATTTGTCCCCGATTAACGCAATGACTTAAGATCCTGGACGCATTCAGCAGCAAGATCAGCAAGCTTCCCTGCCACCTCTGGTTGCCTAGCAATCGACTCGACCTCGGCGGCCTTCACAGCTCCTATCGCTTCACCCACCTCAGCCGGATGAACCGACGGCCTCAGTCTCTAAATTGCTTCGACGCCGGCGGAATGTGCCATCCGTATTGGTTCCTCAGCTTCCGGTTGCCTAGCGATAGCTGTTATTGCGGCCGCGCAACTTACCCCGATACCTATCGCATGACCCCTCTGTGGCTGAGATCCGCCGAAGCTTAGTGCAACTGCATTCCAGGAAGAAAATAGGAGAAAAGCGGTTAGAGGAATATTGTGCTGAGCGGTGGGAGTATTATAATGAGTACATTCTGTTTTCTTGTTTGGCAATGCGGAGGTAAAAGCACAATTCAGACAGATGTATATGAGTGACGTTCGTTTAACTTTGTATAAGAGGTACATCGATATGGACCCATTAATTCTTGTTTTTATAGCATCTTTCGGTGTTGTCGAGCCCGAATTGGGCACTTCGTGCGAGGAGGCTTTGGCGGCGCTAATAGATCAGAAGCTTCAAATCGTAGATGTAGATGTTCCAGATACTTCAATTAATACCACAGTTCACTACATCATGGCGAAGAAAGGCCGTCATATTTCCTTATATCCGCGGCAGTCAGCAGCCAAAGTTGCCATCTTGGACTGCAGAAGTTCCGGTAATCAGTCAGATTACAGGCTAGTAGTTAGCACTGCATTCCACTCAGGCAACGTGAAGACACTAGCACCACCAGCATTTGAGGAAGAAAAGGAATGTGCTCAGCATTTGGCAGAACTCATGAGTGAGGGCCTAGGTATAGTCGAAACGTCGCTGGTTTTCAATTCCCGACAACGATTTCACCTTTCCAACAATTCGTCGCGAAATCCCAAGGCTGCGATTATTCTCTGTCGGAATTTAGAGCCACCGCCACCGCCACCACCACCGCCACCGCCACAGCCACTACCATAGCCTTAACAAATCAGATTCGGCAGGCCGCCGTACATCGTTGCGGCGGCCTCGCTAATTGGCTAACACCTAACTGACACGTGCCCGCACTATCACCACGGCAAGATTACAAGCCAGCTCTACCGGTTCAGCCATCGACATGAGAAGCGCCCACAGCGTCGCCGGTGACGGATCGGCTACGTATGCCAGCCTGTCATCGTGCAGTTGATTATGGCGCGGCCTGCATCATCGTGCAGCGCCTTGATTGACGGCCATAGATTATTCATCGAATGGTGCAAGCAATGATTGATAAAGCTGTTGCCTTTGTGCATCGATGATCTCTAGCATGACCGCAACCTGATCGGCGTTGAGACCGCAATTGAGCTCGACCACATCAGGCAACGTCTCCAAACCCAAAATCAATGATTTGAATGTCTTCGAGAGCGTATTCTCGAATGCTTCAAGCGGGACCAGAAGGCCTTGAGCAGCTTCCAGTTTCAGGCGCTCATTTTCGCCACGGAAATGAGCCAGCCGGTCGCGCGGTGACCACTTATCGGGATCGCCGCCCGTAGCACTTCGTTCGAGTGCTTCACTGAGCAACATGGCGACGATATCGGCCAACCGATAAGTCGGATAGCCTGTCGGCCCTGCTCCTGCCGGTTTCAGCCCGGCAGATTTAACCTTTTCGCCAAGCCTTTTCCGGCAGCATTTCAATTCACGAGAAAATGCCTGTATCGACAGGCATATGCCGTTTTCGGCTTTACTGAGTGTGCTCAATGTGAAGTGAGGTCCTATAGAAAGTCAAAAAACTGTCGAGAACCGCCGTGCGTGCCGCTCCCAAGGTGGACGCTATGCCCCAGGGACCCCGGCAAAGTTGACACATCCTTGTGTTCATGCTTTGAGGTGGCGCGCTTGAACACGGCTTATGAAGGACCGAGCACCGGCCGCGCGCCAATGCCGGAAAACAAAGAGGTAAGACCCGGCACACCGGCTAACTCATTATATAGGCGGGATCGACCGACTTTGAAGCGCTTCGCCATGCTCATATTCATCAAAATCAAGTTTCGCCTCGGCCGCCACTTTCTGACATTTGACAACTTCGCGCCTGACGATTTCCATCTCGGTTTTGGATAGTCTCGGTACCCGCTTCTTGACTCTTTGGGGGATTCTACCGAGCGCTTCCGAAATTTGAGCGCAGGTTTTGTGCAGGACCCATTGCAGCAGATCGACCGGAGCGAGTTCTTTTCTAAGCTGCGCTTCTTTCAGTTCTTTAAGCCTGGTATCGGCTCGTAGGTTCAATACGCGTTCTCGGTCAACGTCGATATCTGTGCTATCTGGTTGTGCAACTTGTTTGGTTCGCAATCCGCGCAAGTAGCGGATGTAAGCGTGTCGGCAAGCGTTGACATCAAGACCGCCTCGGCCTTTGGATGCCGGCAAAATGCCGCGCCTCAGTAAATCTCTGACCTGCCTGCCGCTGAGATCAATATGCGCAGCAACTTGGTCTTGAGTTGCCATAAGCGGAAGGAACCACCCTATAGAAAATTTTCAAAAATAGCGGAAAACCGCCGCGTGAACGTACCCACACAGCAAGACGCTCAGGAGGACCCGTAACCCATAATAACAAATG